TCGTCATATTCAACCCCAGTCTTTATCAAACTCTCACGCCTTAATTCATAAATCGTCTGATATTTATCTTGTAATCTACTATTTTCTAATAAATAAAAACTTTTTACTTCGGACCCGGAATGTGGAAACTTTGTGCTATCTGTTATTTTCGCACTATATTCGTATTGAGTTCCTATTGCCCTTATTTCAGTTCCTCTTTTATATGCTCCTAACATATTAAGATCATCTCCGGAAAAACTGCTATTGGAAGGATGATTATGTGTAAATAGCATATTATCGACATTCATTTTATCAAAATCTTCTCGTGTGAAATTTACATAATTCTTACTGCCGGATTTTTCAAATACTACATTTCCTTCTTTATCTACCGCAATACAATGTTCTATTTTTGCATCGGCATATCTTTCGTTGAATTCTCCTATTCTTATTAATTGCATATTCATCTTTTCAGGCCCAAATATAGGCATGCTTATTCGTGTTATATCTTCTCTAAGTATAAAGTCCTTTGTAAAATTGTCTTTAATAAAATATGGTATATTCTTATATCCTGCAATCTTAGAAGCATTTTCTTTTATCCAATTCTCCGCTCTTTTAGGAATTTTTGAAATATAATTTGATTGAGCGATCTTTCCGGTTTTCATGAATTTAAGAGAATCTTTTTCGTTGAGCATGATCGAAGTTGTATAGCAAAAGCAAATAGGATGCCACCCACTAAAGATAAATCCCTTCGGGTATTCTCCTGCTAAATTATCGCATATATCTATTTGCGGATGCATACCAGATAAGTGTACCTCTATTCCTGTTACAAATGGCAATTCTTGCCTTCTCGTATAATCGCTCATTCTATATGCCATATTTACTTCGGTTCTGGTAAGTCTCAAAGCATTCTTATATGAACTTCGATAAATCCCTGCTCCAGGATGGTAACCTTTGGCCGCCTTGCTTAAAACAAGTTTCCCTTCCTGTCTAACTCTTCTGAATAACCTATTCGGTTCATTCAAATATTGCTTAATATTCCCTACAATTCCAGCCGCACTTCTTCCGGTAGATATTCCCGAACTAAGATAAAGTTCTAATTGATCCTTCGCTCCATTGGTTAGATTCCAGACTCGTTCGCTCAGGTTCATTCCCGCTTCGGTTCGGTTAAGAAAAGAATCCAGTGCCGCCAAGTTTAATTGATTAAATGAGGGCGATATAGCATCTTTACTTAATTTTATCCCTTCGGTCCAGGTTCCCACCAGTTTATTATTTTTTAAATTAGCCATATCCCAATTGGAAACAATTCCGTTTTTTATGTTGGTCTGAATATCTTCATGGAGTTTATTTAATATTGTATTTACTTTATCTTCTAATCCTTTATTTATTTTATAGAAAGAACCTTGAGATATTATAGATGGCTTTTTCAATTCAAAAATGCTAATTCTCTTAGCCAAATCCTTTGACGCCTGGTTTAATGTTGCTTCAATTTTTCTATTGTATTTGATTATATTCTGTATATTCTTCTTTTCGAATTGATCTTCGATTCCCATTTAAGGTCCCTTTCTCTAATAAATTTACATTTTCTTTATCGGCCATTATCATTACCTCAGGTAGAATTCCCTTCTTCCTTGCTGCCCTAATCAAAAATTTAATATCTTTGGAAAGACATTTACCCCCTGCCCCCCTGTAACCATCGAATAATGGATCGAGATGCATTGCGTTGATATACTTATCCAGCTTAAATGCCTCAAATAATTTATAATAGTCTGCCCCATATTTTTGACAGATATCGTATAGTTCATTCCCAAATACTACTTTTATGGTATACAGACTATTTAGGGCCACCTTCAATAATTCCGCTTCTACCGGCTTCATCATTATTATTTTATTTTTATTAATTACACGCTTAAATAGTTTTTCAAATATCTCGAATACTTCTCTTTTCCTGGTCCCTACAATTATTTTATCAGGGCAGATTTCATCCAATAACGCTGTTCGTTCCCGTAAGAATTCAGGCAAATAGACAAATTCTCTCTTATATCTTTTTGTAAACTCGTCAATTATCCCCGGCATAATGGTAGATCTTACAGCGATTATTCCTTTTTTGTTTTCAAGGTTTACATAGCCTACGGCCATTTTAACATCTTCAAATTTCATATCTTTTTTTGTAGGCACACAGACAAATACAATTTCACATTTAGAAATATCGCCAGCCAATAATTTAGCGGGGTCATATTTCTTAACCGTATGCCCTAAATCTTCTAATAGTCCGGCAAGGCTATTCCCGATAACTCCGCAACCCACTATTCCAAGCTCCATTTTTTTATGCATTATAGGACTCTCCAAGATCCGATGTCTCTTTCTTTTCTCCTTCCAATCTTTTAATATCTTCCTCTGCATCACTTACAAGCGGGTTTTGCCTTACAGCTTCGTCCTGGCTCATTATTACATCCCCCCCGCGGGCTGTTGATAATGCCTTTATTGTTTCTGTTATATCCTGGGGTAGAATGCTCCCGAATTTAACCGATACATCTAATTCTTGTAAATTTGTTGCTTCTTTTATATCAGTTACCGATAATATTGCCTTTAATAAATTGATCCTTCTGGTTAATGCTTCTCCGAATATTTCTTCTTTGTCTTTTGCTTTTAGAATTGAATCCATAAAAAGGAACTTGAGGGCTTCTCCTGAAGTTTTCGTTAATCCCTTCACATTACTAAAAGATAAATCAGGGGTTGAGGTTATAGAGTAAATGATATCCTTCAACGTGTCATATTCCATCTTTATGGCTTCCGGCGCATGTTCCCAGGTGAGGTATTCGGCATCTCCATAATCCATTTTACCTTCGGAATTAACTTCCCCGGTAAACTGTAGTATTTTCCCTACTTCTGCTTTATCGGGTGGATTGGTTATCTTCCCTTTAATCTTCAATGTGGGTGATCCAAAATAATCATTAGTATCGGCAAATTTACTGATCAACATTTCGCTTCTATCAATCTCGCTTTGTACACTCATCCACTCCGGTTCAGATTGCTCATAATAAATTACCGGGATCTTACCGTATAAATTCTCTTTCTTTTCTATTACCCAGACATCTTTTTTAATTCCATAGATAAAACTATCGGCAGTATATATATCAATATGTTCATAAGTTTTTTCATCTACATCTTCTAATTTATATCTGCGGAGGAATGCGTCCAAATCTCCATTTTCATTAAAATGGGGAAATATCTCATCGCCGTTTTCATTGCATAGAAGGGCTACTTTAATATGTTTTGCATTATCATTATCAATGATCACATACCAAAGCTCAGCTACTTTCGTTTCAACGAATAGTCTACGTGCTAACTTCCTATTAAAATAATCAAGCTTATTCTTATCCCAGACATCCTGAATCAAAGTAAATGTATCCTGAAGATTATCCTCTTTATTGCCTAAGACTAATTTAACGGCGTCACCAAATAAAAACGATACTGCCATGTTAACAATTTTCCTTTGATACCTAATAACTAATTTTGCCTGCTGGACTAATTTCATTGTCGCACCTTTACCGACAGTCTTCTGGGGTCGAAGTAGGATGTCATGTTCACCTTGATACTCTTTTTTATAGGTTTCTACATCCCGTTCTTTTGGATCTTTGCAAAGAACGGTTGTCAGCTTAGAAAAATCATTACTATACTTCTCTAAAATGTCTTTTATATTCATGGTAAATCTCCTATCATTTCATTTATTTTTAAAATATCCCCAGCCCATCAGCGGTATAAGCTTCTTCTTTCTCTCTCTCAAAAATCCTATCATTGAGGGCATAACGAATCTGATCTATAAAGTGATTATTCCGATCCACAGGCGTATTAATCACTTCTCCATCTTTATTTTTCTGCCACTGATATAATTGAAATTCGTTTATTGCATTCTGGCATTGCCTATCAATTATGATTTCAAATTGTTTCAGATATTGAATACCAAAATTGATACTTCCCGGTCCTTTTTTAGCGGGCAGGGCATTTATCTTATAACTCCTTAATTCAGCTATTGATTTCGGTTCAGAAGAATCACACCTTATATATTCCCCACCAATGGCCGGTTTCAGTCTTGATGCTATAACATCATTGGTCAATCCCAGCTCATATAATAATTCGTGCAGTATATATAATTTCTTCCCCTTTATGGCCTGCCTTCCCGCTGCACTGGGATCATTTGCAAACCCAAAATCAAGCCCGTTATAATAGGTCCCGAATGTATTTTTAATTTGAGTAAGATCCTCAATCTTCCAATTGGTGAAAATCAAATCCCCTAAAATTCCCCAGTTCCCCAGAGTGTATACTTGTCTGTAATATTCATCCTTCTCATTCTCCAGCTCATCTATATCATCTTGTTCTAAAAACCTTAGATTGTCTTTGTAGGTTGTCTTCAGGATCGATAACCTGTCATCGTGATATTCAAATTCACCTTCTACCCAATTCTTGAAATATTCCTTGAATATCCAGTGAGTTCGGAAAATGGGGTTGAAAACCATTGCTAGACGTTTTAATACTTTAGACTTGCCTCTCAATCTCTTATATAATTGTTTAACATCGTCTCTTTTTGTCTCGGTTGCTTCTTCTATCAGAATATCAGTAATGACCCCTTTTTCCGGGATTATTGATTTGAGTTTTTCTGCGTCATCTAATCCCCTGAAAAGAATTTGATATCCGGTAATACAGGTTATGGTCATTTCAGTTTTATTGATTTTGAATAATCTCCCTAAATTAAATAATAAAATAACCTTCCTGATTTCATTGAATACCGATGTCCGCAAAGTATTAGCTGTATTTCTTATTACGAGATAATTTCTATTATTTTTTAAAAGATCAATCACGCACCTTTGAGAAATAAATACCGATTTCCCAGCAGAACTTCCCCCGAAGAATATTTGTGTCCTAGTATTATTTCTCAGGTAAGGAATATAAGCTTCATTAAAGATTTTTTTAGATATTTGTATATTAACATTCATTCGGTTAAATCCACTTTAACTTTTATAAACTCAGGTATATCAACCTTGTGTCTTTCTGCCGGATATATTCCCATCAATTTTGCTTCTTCTTTCGTTATCTCAAACACCAATCCTAAATCAGCAATGGTAATTATTTCTTTATTTTTATCCCTTCCTATAACAACTTTTCTGCTATAAGCCTGGTCTTTTAGGTCCCTCAATTGAGCCACATGATAGCTCATTCCATCGTGCTTCAGTTTTGCGAAATATTTTTGCCATTCTTTTCTGGCTGATCTAATATAATTATAGGCTTGGGCCTTTTCGAGACCCCATTCTTTTCTAATGAATTCTATTATAAAAGGCATCGGTTTCCTTCTTAACATCAAGCTAACTTGATATATTCTTTTTTCTTTTTCTACTTTGTTTATTTCAGTCCCTTTATTCATTTATTCTTCCACTACCTTTCCAAATAAAAAAAGAGCCATCTAAGAAGCTACAGCTTCTTCAAATGGCCCTCTATAAATGGAGCTCTACGATATTTAATTGTTTAAAATCTAATTTTCCTTTTTAAAATAATGTAGTCTGTAAGATCTTTGTTTTCTCCGGTGGTATTTTTGCCCTGGGTTTTCTAAGAGTTAAATAGTCCTGGTCAATATACTTATCATTTAATTTTATATTCATATATTTATATAAATCTTTTTTTATATAGAAATCCTTTTTATATTTTATTAATTTTTTTACTATATTATCCCCGAATTCTCCCCAGTTTACATCAGTTCCAAGTATGTAATGATTCATTTTGCCTACTTTATATTGATCTACAAGGGGATAGCTTAATTCCAATAATTGATATGTGGTCAATGGCCTGATAACCGGTTCAAAACTCACCCAGGTCTTTATGCCTTCGTTATGTAGTTTTTTTAATACTTCTATTCTTTCTCTCGGCAATGCAGCGTTGGGTTCGTACTCTAGACTTTCCTTTTCATCCAGTAGTGTCAGGGTGGCGCCCACCTTTATTTTTTTGAATTGTTTAAATAAATCTAAATCCCTTAAAATTCTTTTACCGCCTTTAGATAATATTGCAGTTGGTATATTGTATTTTAATAATATATTCAGAACTTCTCTTGTTGTTTCGTATCCTATATCTGCCTGGCAGTAGGGATCGCCCATAAAGCATAATAGCACCTGTTCGGTTATTTCTTGCTTTTTTAATTGTTTTTCCAACTTTTCTATTATGTCTTTCCGGGGTTCTATTTCGTTATTTTGTTTATATCTTTGTAATTTCAGGATTTTTACATAACAATATTTGCAATTATGATCGCATCCGTTATAGATATTTAAGGCGTAAGGGCTATATTCCCTCGCTTTTCCTCTTGGTGTATAGATAATATCGCTCATATTTTAACCTTCCTTTTAATTATTGTATCACGAAAAGGCTTATTTTACAACAGTTACAGAAGGAATATATAAATATTTTTTATTATTTTTATTGATTATTATTATTTTTTTAATACCGTTTATTGCGAGATATTGTTTAAATTTCTCTATGCCATTTCGGTTAAATAGTGTGGGGCATTTCCTAATCATATTTTTTGTGTATCCTATTTTTGTTAACATTCTTACAGGTAATCTGCCAAATATACTTTGAACGAAAGTTACAAACAATATTCCTTTGTATTTCTTTTTGAATATTATTTCCAGTTGTTTAAAAGGAACCCCGTAAGCGTCTAAATCGATGATATCATATTTATCTAAATTCATTCCTTTTAGGTACTTTACGTTATCACCTTTTAGTGTGCTTCCGTAAGATATTCTATCTATCCCTACTACATTTATATTTTTATTTGATTTTTTCTTTATTTCTTTCCATATTCGTGATCGGCCAGCGAAGCAATCGAGCACTTTTATGCTTTGTTGATCCGGCAAGTGATTCACTCTTAGATTGATTTTACTGTTCAAATAGGAATTGTCTGTTTTAATTTGCCGTCTGTTCATATTCGCCCTTTCCGGTTATTTTATTTTTTATTATTTCTAATTCCTTATTTATTTCATCATAGGAATCTACATCTATGGAAATTAGTATATGGACCCTTCTATATTCTCTTATATCTTCTTCTTTTTCCATATCCTCGATAGTTTCAAATGTCGGGTTTTCCAGTTCTTCTTCGGTAAATCCCACGTTCAATAACAATTCCTCATCTTCATTGGCCAGCATATCCCAGTCCCATCCACCTAGATTCTTGTTTTCCCTTAAATTTGCTTCTTTTAATTCCTTATCGGTTAGCTTCCTATTTGGGACCCTTACATCAATTTCCTCATCACCCCGACCTAAAAGCTGTAATATCTTCATTCGTTGGTGTCCGGATATGATAGTATTATCGGTATTAATTACCGGGATAGACATAAGATTAAATCTTTTCAAACTTTCTTCTAGATCATTTTTTTGCTTTTCGG